CTAAATCACCACCCGGCCGGGACTGAATAACGAGCGGTAAATCGTAAACAACAGGAACAAAACACCTAAAAACAAAACGGCATATAAATACAGGGAATCCCGAGCAAGGACCGGATACCCCCCAAGATCAGAATACACAATATAGCTATCAGCACGTAAAGTAAAAGAACCTTCTGCGCCAGAAGCCCACGTGTAATAACGGGAATCATAAGCAATATAATCAGCATCAGCAGAGGTAAAGACGTTACCATCACATTGCAAATCATCAGCATACACCAACCTATAAGAATACTGACCCGATCGGAACAACACATATGACACATTGCCAATCTTCGGCAGCGCATCAGACATGTATTGAATCACAGCCGTAGAAATAGAGGAATCATAAGGAGTGTAATTACTATAAAGCGCCAGTGCCGAAGGAGACGTTCTCATTACATTCGAACGCGTCGCCACCGACGGAGAGGCCAAAGAATCCATATAATCCTGCCACTCGTAAAAATCATCAAAGCCGTCTAAAGAGTTACCTTCATCAGCACTTTCCCGAATATCCGGCGAATAAACTTCCCAATCAGCCGCAAAAGCCGGTACGCAGAATAAAGCATTGAACAGTAAATATAAAATTCCAACATGAATTAACCTCCTCATAAGCGGACCTCACCTTTAAAGGCCATACCAAGAAACAATGTGACCACACGTTGACCAATAGCAAAAACTACAGCATAAGGCATAGCCAAAGCAACAACATCAGCAAAAAGTGTAATAGCATTCTGCATCATCTCACCCCCAATCCTGCCGATAGCGATTCATAACTGCATAAGTATCATAAGAGTCATAGAGCTGCGGAGAATGGAACCAGAAAAAGCGTTTAATACTAGAAGCAACAACTTCGCCGTTTTCTTCATGAGCGTTCTTTGCATCGATCAGCGAATTGATCTGAATGCATTTAAACAACGTCCGGCAGGCCACCGCATAGCGGAATTGCTCCCGGAAAGGTTTCGCGATCCGAGAAAAGACCTGCGAGGTACCAACAATATGTTTACGCTGTTTCCTCTGCTGGGACACAACAGTAAAGATATTGGAATCCATCTTTTTCGACTCCAAGGAATTAAATTCCAGGTGGATCTCGTCCAGCAGATAGATAACTCCAGCGTAGCCATTATCAATATCAGTAAAGCAATGGACTCCGTCCCATGGGATAAATTCGATATTCTCAGGTAGTTTCAGCGTCATATTGCTGCATACTTTCACCTGCGGATACTTTTCACAAAGCTTTTGAACATACTGAACAGCCGAGATCGTCTTTCCGGCTCCCTGCATACCACAAAAAACAATAATGCCCTCCGGGTCAAAAAATTCCGGATGCTGTTTCCGGAAATCTTGATTATATTTAACAACCCTTAACATATTGACTGGATCAAGTGAACCCATATACCATTTAAACGACATAGAACCCTCCAAATAAAAATATGGGGGAGACCCATCTCCCCCATATAAGACTACATGGAAACTTTGCCTTTACGGAAAGCAGACATGAGAGTCCGTACAGCTTTGCGACCGCCCCACCACATGAATACAAGACCAATACCAGCAGAAATCGCAGAAGCAATCACACCAACTACCGTAGACACAGAAATCTGAGCCGTCATAGCTGTAATAATTGGCGCCCAATCGGCAGGCTTAGCAACCGAACTAGATTCAGAAGCCCAGACCGGAAAAGAAGCTAAAACACAAAGCCCCGTAGCTACTGGAACAGTACCAAAACGCTTAATTGACTGATACAGTTTCATGACATAACACCCCTTTCTTAATTGATCGAAATCAAATTAATTTTGCCTGATACCGGATTATAATCAAACTCGGCTTCTACATCCGAATAAGGCTCAATAGCAGCATAGCGGACGTAAGACTCAGCGTCCACATAACAGCGCAGAGAATCCAGACCCTGACTGAGTCCAATGATATAAAATATTTGAGACGGATCTTTAAAACCCTTACGCGTCTCCGCACCCATAAACTTACAAAACCCAGTAAACCTCATAATGTAACCTCCTTTTTATCTATTAATAAAATCTTAACAAAAATGTGTCATTATGACAAGTTAAATATGTGCCAAAAAGGCACATATTTTTTCGGTACATATGCTACAATAAAACTATAGAAAGAAGGTGAAACATTGTATACAGAACAATTCCCAAACAAACTAAAAGAAGCACGTAAAAGATGCGGAATGACACAAGAAGAAATAGCCAAAGAGCTAGGATTGCCCAGAGGAAATATCGCAAATTACGAAACAGGCAGAAGAGAACCAGACTTAGAAACAATAGCCAAATTAGCAAACTATTACAATGTTTCTACAGACTGGCTATTAGGAGTAGGAAAACAAAAACAAATAGAAAATTAAACAAAAAGGACTAGGAAAACCCAGTCCTTTTATATTAATCACACGTACAGACAACTTCATCAATAAAATCAATAGCATCATCTACAGAATTAAAAAGACGTTCCGAAAGAAAAGGATCATCAATACGATATCCCAATTCATCACCAGCAGCCGGATCAGACGACTTAAGACAACAAATACTAAAATACTTATGACTCCACACTTTCACATAACGATCACTTAAACATTTCATAAAAGCACCTCCAAAAACGTATTGACAAAACAAAATTAAACCATTACAATGAATTTACAACTCAAATAGTTTTAACCCTTGGGTCATTTCCCCATACTGTACAACACTAGATTTTTTATACTCTGCAACCTCATCAAGTTCAGTGGATAAGATAAAACGGTCCGTAGCGTCAAGATAGTAGGTTTCCTCTACTGGTAATAGAAGATTCCGAGAACACCAATAACGCTTACGACCATACGACGCATTACACAAATCTTTTGTGACGTACTTCGTTATGTAGGAAGTGACCCTTTCTTTTTCCCGAATCTTCGTTGCCGTCATCCAACCTAACTTATAACTACCAAACTTATATATCTTATCCGCCGTTCTTACATACTTACTTCTATTCAACATTCTAACACGCTTAATCACATACTTACCAGTCCATACAATCTGCCTATCATTCAAACCACTAAATAACCCATGAAAGTGCCATGCACCGTCCTTATGACGTTCAGGAACAACCAAATACGAAAGATCAGGAGAAGAACGACGAACAATTTTAAGCCAGTTTGTAAGCTTCCTAACACATTCATCATAATCATACCGATCAACCTTTTCAGGACTAAAAGTAAACGTAACAAACCATTCCCACTCATTACAACGAGCATAATCAAATACTTTCTTCTGTGTCCTTTTCATACTAACTTCTGAAACATGTTGGAAATGCTTATCGATATCCATATCTATATCTTTTGTCCAACGATCATCAAAAGGATTCTTCACCCGATCTTTCCTAAAATACCCCCTATAATACACATCTTGATGATAGATACGATACTGCTTTGTTAAATCCGGATATGTAATTACTTTTACATTATACGGTTCCATTTTTACCTCCTTTTACCCTAAAAAGTTCCTTAAGTGTTTATACTGTCAAGTAATGGTCTCGGCCCACGCCGCTGGCGTTGGGCCGAAACCATCTCACTTTATCCCCAAAAAAGGAATTTTTCTCAGAACGAACATTACAAGCTTATATACCTTATCAAAGTTCGCAACCACAATCACCAGCGGCAACATAATACGAATCAGATCAATGCTAAAGAAAAGGAATACAAAACACATCCCGGATTTCATATATTCGATTAACTGATTCACTACGGATGATATTTCGGCGGGAAGCTCCGGGAGAGATATCCAGCCAAAAATAAGTTTCAGGGCAGAAGAGAAGAGGTTTAAAATACTTTCTACTATCAATTCATCATAACCTCCTCCCATTTTCGCTCACACAGATGGATAAAATTAAAGACCAAAATGACACTGGTACCCAACTTAATAGCATCTAATACAAACTTAAAATTCTCATTCAGAAACGACGTCAAATTAAAAGAGGATTCTTCCCATAACTTGAAGCCGGATATAGAGAAACTGGGAAGAGTAAGAATACAATCAGTGGAAGAGGAGCCAAGGAACATTTCCGCCAGCTCCGCGAGCAGGTCGATCGGGAAGGACAGAAAGCCAAGTCTTTCCCCAAACCACGAATACAAATCATCAAAATAGCTTTTAAAAAAATCTTCGGACGGAATAAACAGGTTCTTCAGCCCTTCAATAATTCCGCTTATGATTCCGGTTTTCACATCTTCAAGTTTTTCCGTAACCTTATTTGTATTTTCGTCCTGGTTTTTAGTAAGTTTGTCGGTATTCTCATCCTGATTTTTTACAACCTTATCAGTATTCTCATCCTGATTCTTTATAACCTTATCGGTATTTTGATTCTGATTATTTGTAATTGTATTCGTTTGCCCCTGTATCTTGTCTGAAAGAGTATTTGTCTGCGAATTAATAGAACCAGTTACCTGATTCGCAACATTGTTCACAGCATTCGTGATCGTAGTGGTAGAAGTAGTAATCTGATTACTAATATTACTCACGGTGTTACTGATATTCGTGACTACATTTTTTATGATAGTAGTGTTGGCGGCAGTAGTCTGACCTTGTTGCCCCGTATCAGATGCAGGTATATAACTGGAAGATGAAGAAATGTAATAAAATACCCCTTGTAGATTTTCTTTACCAATTCCTTTATCAACATAAAAAAGCAAATCAGACGTATTCAAATCACGAGTTGGAGTAAATGTAAAAGTAACATAATTACCATCATTAACCCCCTCACAAATATTAGTTAAATTTGTTTGCAAACGTAAAGCAGACCAAGAGGACGACCCAAACGAATTATAAAAAGTAAAAGAATATTCATAACCCTTTTTTAAAATACCGCCACCTGTAAAAACATAGTTTAACCATCTGTTTGATGTGCGCGCAAAAGATTTTGGATACAATGAAACTCCATCAATTTTAACCGTTTTTAATTTAAATTTAACATCTGAATTATCATAAATACCGCTTATATCCAAGGACAAAGATGAATCAACATATTGATTAACACCTATCATAAACGATGATGAAGTATTAACAAAAAAATACACGGGTGAAGACTTAGGATTAAAATTGCCCATATAAAAAATACCATCATCATCAAGATAATTTGAAAAATAATCCCAAACAGAAGAAAAACTACCATCAGCATCATCGGGATAGTAAACAACTGAACCAAATTTACCTAAATCAGAAGAATCCACACGTAAACGTAAATGACGAGTCCCGGAAGGAGCAATCCAACAAAGACGAGTACAGTCAGAAGGCACCCACACGTAATTCAAAGAATTATCATACGGTAATTGTGTCCATTGATTCTGAGCATTAACAGAATACAAAGGAGACAACTCAGAAGCCGCCGCCTTAACTATAGATGATTCAACAGATAATAATTGATTCGAATAATAATCAGCATCGGAAGCCGTTGCCAGATCATCAGCAAAAACAGGGAACGCAAAAGACACGGCCAGAGCAACAGCCAGAACAAGAGAGTAGACAGATTTTCGATTCATAAAAGGCCCCCTCAAAAATTAATAACGAATAGTTGAAAAAGCCTTAAAACCATGGTACGATAAAGAGAGCGATTTCCAACTATGCGCGAAACACTTCTTAAATGCGAAAAGTAGTAGAAGAGAAACACTACGTTTCACAGTCTTTCAAATCATCTAAGCCGATTTGTAAATTCACTTTATTTTTAATCGATTCCATAACCTGTTTCTCCGCCTCCAAACAGCCTATTTTCCTCTCCATAAGCTCCAAATCAGCAGAGCCACCATAATATCGCATATTCCGTTCAAAACGCCTGTCAAGCCATTCTAAGCGCTCTACAACAAGGCGACGAAGATACAACAGTTCAATCACCGAAAAAACCAAAATAACACCTCCCATAAAGGTAACTCCGCGACGGCGGGCCCCCCGGCGATGCTCCCACCGTCCGACCGCAACAACGGATTCTCAAAACGGTTAATGGGTAAACAAGGAAAAGCAGCTAAATCACCACCCGGCCGGGACTGAATAACGAGCGGTAAATCGTAAACAACAGGAACAAAACACCTAAAAACAAAACGGCATATAAATACAGGGAATCCCGAGCAAGGACCGGATACCCCCCAAGATCAGAATACACAATATAGCTATCAGCACGTAAAGTAAAAGAACCTTCTGCGCCAGAAGCCCACGTGTAATAACGGGAATCATAAGCAATATAATCAGCATCAGCAGAGGTAAAGACGTTACCATCACATTGCAAATCATCAGCATACACCAACCTATAAGAATACTGACCCGATCGGAACAACACATATGACACATTGCCAATCTTCGGCAGCGCATCAGACATGTATTGAATCACAGCCGTAGAAATAGAGGAATCATAAGGAGTGTAATTACTATAAAGCGCCAGTGCCGAAGGAGACGTTCTCATTACATTCGAACGCGTCGCCACCGACGGAGAGGCCAAAGAATCCATATAATCCTGCCACTCGTAAAAATCATCAAAGCCGTCTAAAGAGTTACCTTCATCAGCACTTTCCCGAATATCCGGCGAATAAACTTCCCAATCAGCCGCAAAAGCCGGTACGCAGAATAAAGCATTGAACAGTAAATATAAAATTCCAACATGAATTAACCTCCTCATAAGCGGACCTCACCTTTAAAGGCCATACCAAGAAACAATGTGACCACACGTTGACCAATAGCAAAAACTACAGCATAAGGCATAGCCAAAGCAACAACATCAGCAAAAAGTGTAATAGCATTCTGCATCATCTCACCCCCAATCCTGCCGATAGCGATTCATAACTGCATAAGTATCATAAGAGTCATAGAGCTGCGGAGAATGGAACCAGAAAAAGCGTTTAATACTAGAAGCAACAACTTCGCCGTTTTCTTCATGAGCGTTCTTTGCATCGATCAGCGAATTGATCTGAATGCATTTAAACAACGTCCGGCAGGCCACCGCATAGCGGAATTGCTCCCGGAAAGGTTTCGCGATCCGAGAAAAGACCTGCGAGGTACCAACAATATGTTTACGCTGTTTCCTCTGCTGGGACACAACAGTAAAGATATTGGAATCCATCTTTTTCGACTCCAAGGAATTAAATTCCAGGTGGATCTCGTCCAGCAGATAGATAACTCCAGCGTAGCCATTATCAATATCAGTAAAGCAATGGACTCCGTCCCATGGGATAAATTCGATATTCTCAGGTAGTTTCAGCGTCATATTGCTGCATACTTTCACCTGCGGATACTTTTCACAAAGCTTTTGAACATACTGAACAGCCGAGATCGTCTTTCCGGCTCCCTGCATACCACAAAAAACAATAATGCCCTCCGGGTCAAAAAATTCCGGATGCTGTTTCCGGAAATCTTGATTATATTTAACAACCCTTAACATATTGACTGGATCAAGTGAACCCATATACCATTTAAACGACATAGAACCCTCCAAATAAAAATATGGGGGAGACCCATCTCCCCCATATAAGACTACATGGAAACTTTGCCTTTACGGAAAGCAGACATGAGAGTCCGTACAGCTTTGCGACCGCCCCACCACATGAATACAAGACCAATACCAGCAGAAATCGCAGAAGCAATCACACCAACTACCGTAGACACAGAAATCTGAGCCGTCATAGCTGTAATAATTGGCGCCCAATCGGCAGGCTTAGCAACCGAACTAGATTCAGAAGCCCAGACCGGAAAAGAAGCTAAAACACAAAGCCCCGTAGCTACTGGAACAGTACCAAAACGCTTAATTGACTGATACAGTTTCATGACATAACACCCCTTTCTTAATTGATCGAAATCAAATTAATTTTGCCTGATACCGGATTATAATCAAACTCGGCTTCTACATCCGAATAAGGCTCAATAGCAGCATAGCGGACGTAAGACTCAGCGTCCACATAACAGCGCAGAGAATCCAGACCCTGACTGAGTCCAATGATATAAAATATTTGAGACGGATCTTTAAAACCCTTACGCGTCTCCGCACCCATAAACTTACAAAACCCAGTAAACCTCATAATGTAACCTCCTTTTTATCTATTAATAAAATCTTAACAAAAATGTGTCATTATGACAAGTTAAATATGTGCCAAAAAGGCACATATTTTTTCGGTACATATGCTACAATAAAACTATAGAAAGAAGGTGAAACATTGTATACAGAACAATTCCCAAACAAACTAAAAGAAGCACGTAAAAGATGCGGAATGACACAAGAAGAAATAGCCAAAGAGCTAGGATTGCCCAGAGGAAATATCGCAAATTACGAAACAGGCAGAAGAGAACCAGACTTAGAAACAATAGCCAAATTAGCAAACTATTACAATGTTTCTACAGACTGGCTATTAGGAGTAGGAAAACAAAAACAAATAGAAAATTAAACAAAAAGGACTAGGAAAACCCAGTCCTTTTATATTAATCACACGTACAGACAACTTCATCAATAAAATCAATAGCATCATCTACAGAATTAAAAAGACGTTCCGAAAGAAAAGGATCATCAATACGATATCCCAATTCATCACCAGCAGCCGGATCAGACGACTTAAGACAACAAATACTAAAATACTTATGACTCCACACTTTCACATAACGATCACTTAAACATTTCATAAAAGCACCTCCAAAAACGTATTGACAAAACAAAATTAAACCATTACAATGAATTTACAACTCAAATAGTTTTAACCCTTGGGTCATTTCCCCATACTGTACAACACTAGATTTTTTATACTCTGCAACCTCATCAAGTTCAGTGGATAAGATAAAACGGTCCGTAGCGTCAAGATAGTAGGTTTCCTCTACTGGTAATAGAAGATTCCGAGAACACCAATAACGCTTACGACCATACGACGCATTACACAAATCTTTTGTGACGTACTTCGTTATGTAGGAAGTGACCCTTTCTTTTTCCCGAATCTTCGTTGCCGTCATCCAACCTAACTTATAACTACCAAACTTATATATCTTATCCGCCGTTCTTACATACTTACTTCTATTCAACATTCTAACACGCTTAATCACATACTTACCAGTCCATACAATCTGCCTATCATTCAAACCACTAAATAACCCATGAAAGTGCCATGCACCGTCCTTATGACGTTCAGGAACAACCAAATACGAAAGATCAGGAGAAGAACGACGAACAATTTTAAGCCAGTTTGTAAGCTTCCTAACACATTCATCATAATCATACCGATCAACCTTTTCAGGACTAAAAGTAAACGTAACAAACCATTCCCACTCATTACAACGAGCATAATCAAATACTTTCTTCTGTGTCCTTTTCATACTAACTTCTGAAACATGTTGGAAATGCTTATCGATATCCATATCTATATCTTTTGTCCAACGATCATCAAAAGGATTCTTCACCCGATCTTTCCTAAAATACCCCCTATAATACACATCTTGATGATAGATACGATACTGCTTTGTTAAATCCGGATATGTAATTACTTTTACATTATACGGTTCCATTTTTACCTCCTTTTACCCTAAAAAGTTCCTTAAGTGTTTATACTGTCAAGTAATGGTCTCGGCCCACGCCGCTGGCGTTGGGCCGAAACCATCTCACTTTATCCCCAAAAAAGGAATTTTTCTCAGAACGAACATTACAAGCTTATATACCTTATCAAAGTTCGCAACCACAATCACCAGCGGCAACATAATACGAATCAGATCAATGCTAAAGAAAAGGAATACAAAACACATCCCGGATTTCATATATTCGATTAACTGATTCACTACGGATGATATTTCGGCGGGAAGCTCCGGGAGAGATATCCAGCCAAAAATAAGTTTCAGGGCAGAAGAGAAGAGGTTTAAAATACTTTCTACTATCAATTCATCATAACCTCCTCCCATTTTCGCTCACACAGATGGATAAAATTAAAGACCAAAATGACACTGGTACCCAACTTAATAGCATCTAATACAAACTTAAAATTCTCATTCAGAAACGACGTCAAATTAAAAGAGGATTCTTCCCATAACTTGAAGCCGGATATAGAGAAACTGGGAAGAGTAAGAATACAATCAGTGGAAGAGGAGCCAAGGAACATTTCCGCCAGCTCCGCGAGCAGGTCGATCGGGAAGGACAGAAAGCCAAGTCTTTCCCCAAACCACGAATACAAATCATCAAAATAGCTTTTAAAAAAATCTTCGGACGGAATAAACAGGTTCTTCAGCCCTTCAATAATTCCGCTTATGATTCCGGTTTTCACATCTTCAAGTTTTTCCGTAACCTTATTTGTATTTTCGTCCTGGTTTTTAGTAAGTTTGTCGGTATTCTCATCCTGATTTTTTACAACCTTATCAGTATTCTCATCCTGATTCTTTATAACCTTATCGGTATTTTGATTCTGATTATTTGTAATTGTATTCGTTTGCCCCTGTATCTTGTCTGAAAGAGTATTTGTCTGCGAATTAATAGAACCAGTTACCTGATTCGCAACATTGTTCACAGCATTCGTGATCGTAGTGGTAGAAGTAGTAATCTGATTACTAATATTACTCACGGTGTTACTGATATTCGTGACTACATTTTTTATGATAGTAGTGTTGGCGGCAGTAGTCTGACCTTGTTGCCCCGTATCAGATGCAGGTATATAACTGGAAGATGAAGAAATGTAATAAAATACCCCTTGTAGATTTTCTTTACCAATTCCTTTATCAACATAAAAAAGCAAATCAGACGTATTCAAATCACGAGTTGGAGTAAATGTAAAAGTAACATAATTACCATCATTAACCCCCTCACAAATATTAGTTAAATTTGTTTGCAAACGTAAAGCAGACCAAGAGGACGACCCAAACGAATTATAAAAAGTAAAAGAATATTCATAACCCTTTTTTAAAATACCGCCACCTGTAAAAACATAGTTTAACCATCTGTTTGATGTGCGCGCAAAAGATTTTGGATACAATGAAACTCCATCAATTTTAACCGTTTTTAATTTAAATTTAACATCTGAATTATCATAAATACCGCTTATATCCAAGGACAAAGATGAATCAACATATTGATTAACACCTATCATAAACGATGATGAAGTATTAACAAAAAAATACACGGGTGAAGACTTAGGATTAAAATTGCCCATATAAAAAATACCATCATCATCAAGATAATTTGAAAAATAATCCCAAACAGAAGAAAAACTACCATCAGCATCATCGGGATAGTAAACAACTGAACCAAATTTACCTAAATCAGAAGAATCCACACGTAAACGTAAATGACGAGTCCCGGAAGGAGCAATCCAACAAAGACGAGTACAGTCAGAAGGCACCCACACGTAATTCAAAGAATTATCATACGGTAATTGTGTCCATTGATTCTGAGCATTAACAGAATACAAAGGAGACAACTCAGAAGCCGCCGCCTTAACTATAGATGATTCAACAGATAATAATTGATTCGAATAATAATCAGCATCGGAAGCCGTTGCCAGATCATCAGCAAAAACAGGGAACGCAAAAGACACGGCCAGAGCAACAGCCAGAACAAGAGAGTAGACAGATTTTCGATTCATAAAAGGCCCCCTCAAAAATTAATAACGAATAGTTGAAAAAGCCTTAAAACCATGGTACGATAAAGAGAGCGATTTCCAACTATGCGCGAAACACTTCTTTAACGAATAGTTATCGCTAAAAAGCGCCATTTTACATCAATTACATAAAGGAGCCAATTTACATGAAACTTCAACGGCTATACAGTCTCACCCGCCAGGCTATCGACCACTACCATCTGATTGAGGACGGCGACCATATCGCTGTCGGTATATCCGGCGGTAAAGACAGCCTCACTTTATTATATGCCTTACAGGGATTAAAACAATTTTATCCGAAGCAATTTGAATTATCCGCTATTACAGTAGATTTGGGCTTTGGAGAATTTGACTTATCTCCTGTCAAAGAACTCTGTGAGCGATTTTCAGTTCCTTATACGATAGTTTCTACGGAAATTGGAAAAATATTGTTCGACACACGCGAGGAATCCAATCCGTGCGCCCTTTGTGCAAAGCTTCGCAAAGGTGCTTTAAATGAAGCGGCCATAAAGCTGGGCTGCAATAAAATTGCTTATGCGCATCATCGTGAGGACCTGATCGAAACCATGTTATTATCATTAATTTATGAAGGCCGGTTTTACGCATTTTCTCCCAGTACGTATTTGGACCGTACCGGATTAACGGTGATTCGCCCGATGATTTACGTTAAGGAAGCCGATGTAATTGGCTTTAAGAACAAATACGATTTACCGGTATGTAAAAATCCGTGTCCTGTGGACGGCCATACAAAACGGGAATATGTTAAAAATTTAACGAAAACACTGGAACGGGAAAATCCGGGTGTAAAAGATCGTCTTTTCCATGCGATTGTCGATGGAAATATTGAAGGCTGGCCGGAAATTCTCAGAAAACCCACAACGGAAGTTATAAAAAATCATGAATAAATCATGAAGGAATCATGAACGAATCAGGAGGTATTAATTATGAGTACACTCTCCTACCATCAGCAGAGAGATATTGAGAATGTAAAACATTTAAGGGAACTGATCCGGGAACTTCCGCCCTTCTGCGCCGATTTCTTTCGTGGAATCGAGCCGCGCACCTCCTCCAGGACCAGAATTGCCTATGCGTATGATTTAAAAGTATTCTTCGATTTCCTTTTAAAGGAAAACCCTGTGATTGCGAAAATGGATATGAAAGACATCAGTCTGGACCATCTCGACAATTTAAAGCTTGTGGACATGGAAGAATATATGGAGTATTTGAAATACCGTTTTAACGATAAAAATCAGGAAGTCACCAATAAAGAACGCGGAATCATGCGAAAAATTTCTTCGCTGAAGAGCTTCTATAATTATTATTACCGGAATGAACGCCTTGTAAACAATCCGGCGGCTCTGGTACAGCTTCCCAAGCTTCACGAAAAAGAGATTATTCGTCTCGACGTGGACGAAGTCGCTCTTCTGCTGGACGAGGTAGAAAAGGGAGATGCGCTCACGGAGAAACAGAAAAGCTATCACGATAAGACGAAGCTGCGCGACCTGGCTCTGCTGACGCTGATGCTGGGGACTGGTATTCGTGTGTCGGAGTGCGTTGGCCTGGATATTGATGATATAGACTTTAAAAATGGCGGAATCCGCATTCACAGAAAAGGCGGAAAGGAAGTAACTGTTTATTTCGGCTCTGAGGTTGAAGACGCCCTTAACGATTATCTGGAAGAACGGAAAATGATCATTGCCGAGGAAGGCCACGAATCGGCCCTGTTTCTCTCTCTCCAGAGAAAGAGACTCGCCGTGCGCAGTGTGGAAAATCTGGTGAAAAAATACGCGCGGATCGTGACCCCTTTAAAGAAAATTACGCCGCATAAGCTGCGCAGTACCTATGGAACCAATCTGTATAAAGAGACAAATGACATCTATCTGGTCGCAGATGTACTGGGACACGCCGACGTCAATACGACGAAAAAACATTACGCGGCTCTTGAAGATGAACGCCGGCGCAGTGCGCGGAATAAAGTATGGCTGCGTGAGGACTGA